GCAGCTCTGCCGTCCAAACCAGCCGTTCACGATCACGCTGCGGTGCGCCTTGCACTACAAATATCTCCGCCCCGACCTCAAAGCGGTCGCCCGCCGCCAGTTCGGGACAATCGCTGATGCGGATATCCAGAACCACGCTGTCACTGACCAGCCGCGCCGCGCCAAATTCGACCATGCGGTCCGGGCTGCGGCGCATCACGCGGATCGCCACCTCCGGCCCGATGCCCATTTGCTGATAAAGCGCCGGGGTGGAAAGGTTCGGATCGCTGAACAGCACGTTGAGTGCTGCAGTAAAAGCTGTCATTGTGTTTAAGCCTTAGTTGCCACTGTGCAAACGGATCGCCATGCGCGGCCGCTTGTTCACCGGCAGGATCGAGGCCTCCGACATCAGATCGATCCAGCGGCCCTTGGCGTCAATCATCTGACGTGCATATAGCGGCAGGCCGATGGTATTGGCGGTCTCCAACAGATTGGCGGGCCCACCATAGGTTGTGAACGTATCGAACGTGCCCAGCGGAAAGGCGATCCCTTCACCAGTGGGGATCAACCGCTCGGAGGTGCCGTTCGAGAGCGTGACCGAGCCATTATATTCCTCGAACAGAATGCCAGCAAAAGGAAACGCGCGGCGCATGTCCTCGCGCAGCGGTTGACCGCCGGTGGCGGAGAAGAACTTGTAGGCCTCTTCGGTCTTGGAGTGACTGATCAGCTTGTCGAAGAATTCCGAGCTCACCAGCGCATGGGCGGTGGTCATGGTCTCGCCGAGCAGATTGTCCTCCATGGCGCGCAGCACACTGCGAACCTTGCCCTGCACATTCGTGCCAGCAGTGCCAAACACAAAGTCGATCGAGATCTTCTCGAGGCCAAACTCGGTGAAATAGTCGTAAAGCGTGGTTCCTGCACCATCCTTCACGATACCACGTAGCGCGTTCATCTCCATATATTCGCGGGTCTGAGCATGTTTGCGGCGCATCAGGGTCAGCTTGCGGTTCATCACCTCGACCAGCGGATCGGCTGCGTCCGAGAGGCCCAACGCGGGCATGCCTTGGATATCTGCGGGCAGGATAACGTCATCATGGGGGATCCAGGGCAGCGCAAATGATCGCATGGACTGCTGCTCACGGGTGCCCACGGTGGCGGGCGCACCCAGTGGCACCGATGGCAGCAGGCTCAGCACCCCTTCGCGCTGTTCGATAACGATGGAGCGCTGTGACACGCCCTCAAAGCGAAACAGGCCGATCTGGCCAAGACGGGTATAAAGATTGGGCAGGATGTTGATGGCCTGCGTCATATCTGCGAGCGAATAACCGCCCGCGTCAAAGGGGTTGCGGGTGATGGTCATGGGAAAACTCCAGGGAAAAATGTCAGGGGGGATGCTTGGCAGCTAAAGGTTGCCAGATCAGGCGGTGTCGCGTGGGATGATGCCTAGCGCAGCCAGCTGACCTTGTTTGGTAGCAATTTTGGCCGCGTCATCTACGGTGTCATCAAAGACCAAAGCGGCTTTAGCGACGATGGCGGGGCCGCGTGCGATGACAATGCCAGTGGCATCAGAATCGGTGGCATCGACTGCGTAAAGCAACACGGCGGCCGCCGTCTGCGCGCCGTCTGAGCCGCCCGAAGTTGCCAGCTTGTGTTTGCCGCTGGCGGTGATGCGGCCAAGAACAGCGCCAACGGGATAGTTGGTGCCCGTAAGAAGTGTCACGCTCTCGCGGGTGAAGTTCGGGTTGACCTCATATTTGAGGACATCGCCCATGGTGGCGGGCTGTCTGAGGACGGTCATGTCGGGGATCCTTGTGGGTTCTTGGGCAAAAGAAATCCCCGCCGGGGAGGAGCGGCGGGGCTTCAGGTGGCAGGGTTTCAGGGATGAGAGGGAGTTTCAGCCCTTTGCACCTGCAGAGGCCGCGCGTTTGGCGGCGGCCACGATGGGGCTTTCGGCGGTCTGGGGCAAAACAGGCGATGGCGGCGCCGCGACAATATCGCGGGCATCGGCAGCAGCGGCGGCGCGCTGCAACACCAGCGAACGCAATGCCTCGGGGGCTGTGCCTTCGCGGAGTGCTTTCGCAGCGTCTATTGCGACGCCAAGCCGTCCAGCTTGTGCTGCGATTTCGGTAATATCTGCGGCCTCGTTGCGCAGTTTTGCCGAAAGTTCAGCCAGATTGCTCGACTGCGCTGCGTTCGAGACCGGCGGCACGGATGCCGCAGGGGGCGTAACTGGGGCGGCAGGTTGATCCTCACCGGCAGTGGAATGACCATCCTGCGGAATTGTTGCCTCATCGGCAGCATCTTCAAGCAGGGTAACTTCCTGATCTGTCTCTGTATTGCTGTCTGTGTTATCAGTTCTGGTGGCCATGCGTGCCTCCTCTTTTGGTTGGGTTGATTTGCGGGGTTGGGGTGCTACCACGCGCCTTACGCGCTCGGCTGAGAGGATTGGACTGTGTGCCACACGTTGCTGGAAGGCGGCAAAGCCGCGCTGCATATCGATGACCTCATCGGCAAGACCAGCGGCGACGGCGTCTGCGCCGCGAAAGCTGGCGGCTTCGGTCGCGAGTGCTGCCTCCTGGCTCAGCCGTCCCGCGCGTCCGGCTGCGACGGTCTCAGCAAAGAGGAACCGCAGCACATCGATCTCCCGCTGGATGTCGTCCTGGACAGCCGCGGGCAGTGGCTCGTAGGGGTTGCCGTCAACCTTGTGGCTGCCTGAATGGATCAGTGTTACCCGCATCCCATCTTGATCAAGCTGACCGCTGAGATCGGCATGCATAACAACAACACCGATGCTGCCCACCGCCCCGGTGCGGGGCAGCAGGATACGGTCGGCCTGGCTGGCCAGCGCGTACCCGGCCGAGAAGGCGTGTTCGGCCACAAACGCCCAGACGGGTTTTGTGGCGCGAATTGCACGAATACGATCTGCGAGGTCAAAAACACCCGCAACTTCGCCACCAAAACTGTCAATTTCCAATGCGAGGCCGCGCACGGAAGGATCAGTGGCCGCCGCCTCGATTTGGGCCGTGATCCCCTCATAGCTGGTCTGGCCCGAGGACTGTCCGATCCAGCCCCCGCGGTGGATCAGCACGCCGGAGATCTCGATCACGGCTATACCATCAATAACTGGATAGAGGCCATCACTATGCTGGCCAAAGCCATCGGCAAGCCCACCAGCCAAAATGCTGGCGCGGGCTGTTGGCATGGGGGCGCTTTCCAACACGAGGCCTTGATCCAGCGTCTCGACTTGGCGTCCAAGGATGCGCGGCCCAAGGCCGGACAGAAACGCCATGGCTTTGGATGGCTCAACCAGCAGCGGCGTGTTGAAGGCGCGCGCAGCAATGCGGGCGTGGAACATCAGGTCTGGTCCTCAGGGTTGCGCGAAGGATCTTCCGCGTCATCGGTTTCATCTGCTGGGTCTTTATCGTCGTCTTGGTCCCCGTCCTGTGCCGGGCCTGTTAAAGCCTGCACGCCTTGTGCGGGCGAGCCGGGGCGGCGGAAGTCGAGGCCGAGTAATCGCTCGCGTGCGCGCTCAGCCGCAATTTCGCGGTCGACTTGTTCCGCGTCATAGCCACGCTCGGCAATGGCTTGGCTGCGGGATTTGAGGCCCGCCTCGATCTGGGCAATCTCGGCATTGGCATCCTTCAGGGGGTCGACCCAATCCCACTTGGTGGGCAGCCAGTTGGCCGCAAGAAAACGTGACCGGTCGGCCTCATAGCCGGGAAGGTCCAGTGCGCTGGACATTACGGCGGCATCCATCCAGCGCGCATAGACGGGACGGCAGAGCTGGTAGACCATGACCGAGTGCTGCCAGGCTGAGACGCGGCGCCGAAATTCGATAAGTGCAAGGCGTGAGTTCGAAAAGTTACCTTTCACCATGTCGTTTGTTAGATAAGGATAAGGAATGCCCAGCGCCGAGGCGACCTGCAGCAGCGTGCGGTATTGGAACGGCTCGTAAGTCGCCCCTGAATCCGCAGGCTGGCCCACGGTCACGTCCTCGCCCGGATCTAGACGCACGATTTGGCCGGGGCTGATCTCAAACCCGCCCAGCGTGTCGTCATCCTCTGACGGCAACAGTGGGTTTTCCGGAGCGGGAGAGGTCACAAACATCGCATACATCGCCGCCACTTTTTTGCGGTCGAGCTCGGCATCGTCGTATTGATCAAGCAGAAACAACTTCACGATGGCCGGTGCCAGCTTTGAAACTCCGCGCA